AATCAAGCGATTTAGCAAATCCTTCCGCTTCTGGCTCATAGTGAAATTCAAATGCAATTTTATTGGCTTCGTCATTAAAACTGATTCTTGTTTCTATGTCCTTTGGCGTAAAAGACTTATACGCTTCTTTTGTTTCAGCGTCTATTGCCGGTTGTCTCTCCAAAGATTCCTTGTATTGGAGATAATCTTCGTCAACTTCTGCTTCTATATTTGGTAGAACTAATTTTGATTTTGCTGCTTCTAATTCCCTCTTTGCAATCTTAGCGTCAATAATCTTGCCTGCCTCAATATCTGCAACTGTTTCCTGCCACTCCTTATGCTTTTCAACGGATTCTTCGTCATCTGTGTCTAACGGTGGCTCTTTGGGGAGTTTATACATCTTTCCGAACTTATACTCCACATCTTCTGCCGTCAATCCCTCATCTTTATACTTTAACTGCATAGACAGCTTTATAATATCATTTGCAGTTTCTTTTGTTACCTCCGAAGCGGTAAGTCTGTCAAGCCTCCTTTGCTCATCCAAATATCCATACACCTCATCTATCTTCCCGGCTTGTAATGCTTTAGCCAGTTTTTCACTTTGCTCATTTTCGTACTTTATTTCAGCCGCCGTAGGATTTGCCTTTAATGCCCTTAGTTCTTCTATTTCCTTTACCGCATCATCGGGGCTTTGCCATCCGTATTTTTCAGTAAACGTCTGAAACTGAAAAACCGGGGCTTCTGTCTGCGTTACCGCTTGTTCTGTTCCTTCTGTCTGCGCCACTGCTTGCTCTGCTGCCGCTTCTGGAACTATCCCGTTTAGTCGAAACTCCATCTGCTCTTTTATCTGCGCCTCTACTGTTGGTTCTGCGGATGCTTGTTGTTCTCCTCCTGTTTGGATATTGTCAATTAATTCGTCTGCCATTGGTATGGGGAATTTTTATTTATTGTAAAGTTATATTTTAAGGGTACGTTTTTTGATTATGTAAAAAACTATCGGTAACTTGCGGTAACCAATTTATAAAAAATGATACGTTATGAAATGCCAAAAGAAGTTAGGTCATTTGTACTTCTTTTACAAGCTGAATTAAAAATTAAAAAGGGGAATGGCAAATTCTCTCAGCAACAAACCATCAACTATATAATTAAGGAGTATAAAGAATTGGTCAAGAAACCATCTTAATCTTATATTGAGGCAATACCTTAATTGGACTTCCTGAAGATATTCTTACTGGTAGTTGCATCTCCCCAAATACAGGTACTAACGCCATCTGTAAACTTACCCATAAGTCACTCTTAGTCCTATCTAAGTGGTTATAATGTAACCCTTGTTCTATTAATTGTTTGTGTTTTACTCTATGAATATGTCCGTTATAGTTTTCATTATCGTCACCGTCTGCATATAATTTACTTATTTGAAGCATTTGTGCAAGTTGGAATGGGTCGCCGCTTCGACTTCCATATTCTCTTGGTTTATTTGGTTTCAATGGATTCATCATTACCTTTGGTGTCCATGTTAAAAATGCCTGACAATTTTCTTTGCAGAAAAATCTATAAAAATCAGTCCTCCTATCAATCTCGTAATTAGCTTCGCATCCATACCACAAGCAAGCCTTCCTTACCTCGTCATCAAAATGAATATCCAGCCTTGTTGGAGAAATCCATAAAGCTACCGGATACATTCCTGTCTCTTCCCCATTTATTATACATGACTTTTTAAAAATAGTTATTGCTGGATTAGAACCAGCCACCGCAATCCTGTCTTGGGTAGTATCAACTCCTATTTGATACGATATTTTATTTAATGGTTCTAAATAGCCATTCCTGTCTGAAAAAGCATTTGGCTTACTTGGTTCTTCTAAAATAAACCATCCGCCCTTTTGGTCATCCATAAACATTACTTCACGACTTTCTCTTGGCTTCTTCCCTACTACTAATGATGGTATTAATTTTTTCTTTTCGACTAATCTTGCTTGCCTCCAATAACATAATTCAGGGTTATCTTCAATCCACTTTATTTGCGCCTGAAAATTCACAGCATTATATTCACACCCAACACCGGCATACAAAAATGCTTCTTCTTCAGTGCAAGGGTTCATCCTTGTTTCTTCTTCTAAATCTACGCCAACTAAACCATCCCTACGTTTTATTTCAACATAATATTTAGAACCTAATTTTATATCTTCTTCAGATAATTCTGAAATTAATATACCATCATCATTATATCTAACCCACTTTTCAACTAAATATTTATATTGTTCTTCTGTCGGAGTATCAATAACACTATCTCCAAACTCATCTATAAACCCTTCGTATGCCTCATAAGCTGGTTGAAAAAACCTAACTATTCTGTTTAATGTAATAGACCTATTAAATTGATTAGCATTATCCCATATCTTTCTGTATTCCGCTCCACCACCTGCTGTCATTTCATTTACTGTAGATGGCATATCTATCCACCCTACCCTCTTTACGCCTTTTACCAATGTTTTTGAAATAATAGCTAATAGCCTTGAAGCAGGGACATCTTTTTCTAACTTGCCAAACTCATCCCCAAGCACATACGACATCCTGCCTCGATCATACGCATTAAGTACTGGGGCCTTATAATTAATCTTTGAGTTATGCCCTTCTTCTTCCTTTGCTCCTGCTGCTACTCCTGCTTTAACTGTTTGTGACTTGTGGGCAAAAACCAATTCCGTTACACTATCTTCTTTGTTTACTTGTTTTGGTTTTAAAAATACTGGCAGTAACCGATAAGCAGCCGTTACCATCTCTGTAAATGTAGCTTTACTATCATCTTTTGTTTTAGATAATAAACCACAGTTAGAATTTTTAAAGAAAATTGCTTCGTAAAGAATATTTGAACAGGATTGAGAAGATGCGCCTTGCCTACGTTTTTTTATTCTTATAATTCCTAAACACCATAGAATTAGAAACCAATGCTCAAAAAATAAAAAATATAATCTATCTGCTTCCCTAAATTCAGGAGCGGTTCCATCTTCTAATGTATAATACTGTAAGTAAAAATAATATCTCTTAGGTATGAAACGAAGTCTTTCTCCAATCCATGCCCATACGCCATTTTTGCATCTTCTAACTTCTTCAGATGCGTATTGTTCTTGTTGTGGAGTAAGGGTTAAATTACCTTGCTTATCGTATTCTACTTTCTCAAAATATTCAGGGAGTGGTTTCCTTTCCCATTTTTGCTGACTTCTTGGTAAGCCATAATTAAGCGCATCCTCGTCTTTTGGTTTTTCAGGAAGCGTTATTGTGCTGCCATATATTTGTATTTTATCAGCCACTTTTAATTTCTACTTTCTGCTATTCGGTCATTAAATGGCTTACGGGATACATCTTTTTCTTTATCCCCCGTTATGCCTGCTGATTCTGCTAATGTTTTATATGCTTCTCCTAAACTTGCCATTTCACCCCATGCGGCTTTTAATCTTTCAAAACTTTTATCTTTTGGGTCAGCAATATCAATATTAGCTACGTTTGTTTTATTCAACATATCAGCTAATTCATTCAATTTTCTGTTTATAGAATATGCTGCTTTTGCAGGGCCATTCTGTTCATATAAAGCTAACTGTGCTTTTAAGTCATCTATTTCAGCCATATAAATTACATAATTTGTGGTTATTCTTGTTCGATTGGTTCCTGTATTTGTTCCATTTGTTCTTGCTGATTATTTTCTTGTATTTCTTGCTGCATCATTTGTTGGTCTTGCGCTTGTGCTGTTTGCTGGAGTTGTTTGTTTTCCATACTTAATGGAATTGCAATATTGGGAACTAACTGCTGTACTGCTGGCATTATAACACTTGGGTCAATAATTCCCTTTTGAATAGCCCCCATAAATCCATTTAGTAACGCAAGCTCTTTTGCTTGGGTTGACTTAAACAATTCCATTTCTTTTTCAGACTTCAATTTTTCTGCCTGAACAGCCATTTCTCCTTCTGTGGCTTGCTTTGCTGATTCCTGCTGTGATTTTATGTTTGCTTCTTCTCTTGCAGCCTGTTCATCTGCCGCCTTCCTCCTATTTTCTTCGTATGTTTTAGTAAGATACCAATTAGCTAATTTATCATCATCAATCTGCCTGATAAACATTGCATCTTTTAAGGTCAAAGATGGTTGACCTAACGCATCTGGAACTTGGCTATATCTATCAATATCCCTTTCAATAAGTTCTCGTTGGTATTCCGTTGACTTCATTTTTACTGATACCTTAAATCTTGTATTAAGCATATCGTCTTTTGATTCAGGCTCCTCTTTTACAATATCGTTCCAGTGTAATAAACATAATTTGTAATCAGTTTCTTCCCATATTTGCTTATTGGCATTAAGGATAAAATCAGTAACATTATTGGCTGCTGTTTCCTGTTGTTTTTGAAGAACCCCACTTGTTCTGTCCCCAACATCACTACCATCTCTGTATTGAGGCACACCAATTAGTAAACGGATTTCCTGACGAATACTATCCAGAACGTTTGTCATTTCTACCACCTTCGCTACGGTAGTATCTTGCACTGTATTAGTTATTGGCGGAGCTTCTCTTGTTAGTGGGTCAAGTCCTTTGCTGCTCCAAATTTCATTACCCGTTTGATTGAATATTCGTAATACTTCTTCCCACGGAATACTATCTCCTGTTCCTAAATCAAGGTTCCTTGCTGTTTCCACATCAATACGAATACCACTTGGTCGTATCTGTGATATTAATTGTTTCCGCTTTAACTTTACAATAGAATACTCTCTCAATGGTTCCATTATCCTTTCAAATAAAGAGGGGACGTAGCTGCCGTCATTATTGGGAATATTTATCGTGTAAGATGAAAGAGGCTTTGAAGTATTCGTATATTCGTTTATTATCAGGTCTGTTGGCCCCCAGTAAAGCATAACGTCTCCATAAGGAGCATACACTCCACGCATCCATGTATTTTTCCTCCTGCTTATTATTTCAACATTATCTGGCTTTGGTTGCTCTATTATTTTCCCATCTTTAGTTACTTGTTGATATGGCTTATTTTTCTTTACCTGAATATTTTCTTTGCCGTAAGCATCTGTTTTTGACACGTAGTAAACATCTTCCCCGCAATCAATTTCGCAATCTAAAATAAGTATAACTGCGTCGTCGTATGGCCTGTTGCCTATATAGTTTGTGACTGAATAGCTATTGTCCCATTGATAGTTAAATGTACCTACATTTTTATTTGTTGAAAGCTGGGCTAATTTGAATATTTGTTCTTCCGTTAATCCGTCCGGACGTTCATCGGTCTTGCCAAATTTACTTCTTATATCTTTCACCTTGAAACTCCAAAATTCCCCAAACATATCTATCTCCTGTTCTCCACTATCGTTTGAAAAGAAATTCCATATACAATTATTGGCAATACATTTTCTTACTGTGTATTGTTTTGGGGCAAGTCTTTCTATTTTAGTTACTGTGGTATTAAGAACAATCAGGTCATAAAGGGTTTTTCTATTAACTACCTTTTCAAACTGAATGCCATCCATAACGTAATTAAGCATTTGTTCAAATCTTATCTCCTTTGGAAGCCGGTCTTCAAGTTCAAAATATACTTTAGCCGATAATTCGTCATCGGGAACATAAGCACCTTCTGGTTCTAAATTAAATCCGGCTTCCATCTGCATAGCATTTACAGTTTCAGCCTCTTTCATCCTAAATAATGCCTCTAATAACCTGTTCTCTTTTTCCGTCATACTTCCATCGTCAACCGCCTCTACGCATGGATAAGTCTTATTTTTACTCATACTTTCTACCAACACACCTACAAACCACGCCGCTATCCTTTGGGGAGTTAAATCCATATTTACCCAACTCTTGTTCCCATCCGAAACGTTCATATAATCCAAGAACTCGTTTTGCGCCTGCATACCTTTTGCCCATTGCAAAAGCATTTCCTGCCTGACTTTTCGTCCGGCATAATAATTTAAACTTTGGTCGTTGGAGTTTTGAAGAAGATAAAAAGCCTTTACTATTTTTTTGCCCCTTTCCTTGTTTTTCTTTTCTTCAGAGGTTAAAAAAAATCTTTGGAGCAATGGGTTGTCTCCAAACTGTTGTACGGAATTATCTGCCATCTTTCGGATATTTGGAATTAAAATTATTGCAATTATTGCAATATACCAACTATTTGTGATTCATGCACTTTGGTTACCCTGTGTTCTACGCCTTCCAAATTGTACACAATATCGTATCCTGCGTTCTTTCTATGCAGTAGTATTTGGCCTTTTTTGTATGGTGTCCATCGGGCATCTAAAACTTCTGCCCGGTCAATAAATGTCTTTCGATATTGGATAGGAATTTCAGAGCGGCTATCAACAGATATTCTTTTGCAGATAATATTTCCGTTTAGTGGGCTTATATTTCCATACTCATCCATTTTTCCAAAAACTATATTGTGGTATGGGATTGAGAATAAATCTTCTTCAATATGGAAGGGGCTTGGTAGGTAAAATGTATTGTGGTGACAAAGAATCGTATCTCCTTCTTTTAAATATTTATTCCCCGTTACAACTTGGGCTATGGTAGGCGATTTTTCTCGGAAGTTGCTTTCAAATTTAGGGGCTGATTTAAAGGATACTCCATTGATAACCATTTCCTTTTTTTGATCTAAATTAGACCTTACTAATATTTTTCCGTTAACTGGCTTCATTAGATAACACCAATGATTTCCTGCTCATTTAAACAGAGGTAAATCTTACCATCAATATCAATTTCCTGACCAATGCCAGCGTAAAAAATGGCCTTCTTCCCTTTACCTGTCTTAATATCAGGGTCGGTTACTTTACCCCCTATTGAGAATATCTCCCCTCTGGATGGCTTAACCCTCCCCTTTCCGGGAATTATAATACCCTCCTTTTCCTTTTCTACTGCATCTCTAATTATAAAAATAAATGTATTTGTTGCTTTTGGGAATGACATATTATAATTTTATTTCAATGTTTCACGTTTTTATGACGTAGTTATAATCGAACATTCAGAAGTAAGCACCATCCCAGCTACCGATACTGCATTAACTAAGGCGCATCTAAGGGCTTTTGTACTGTCAATGATACCAGCTTCTACCATGTCTTCAATTTTATCCGACAAAGCATTATACCCTTCGTTGCCTGTCGTTTTTTCTATAACTACTCCAACGGTAGCGGATGGCTCCATGCCTGCATTTAGGCTTATTTGCTCTGCTGGTTTAGATAAGGAATGGTTTACCAAATCCATGCCTTTATGGAAATCTGTCAATTCAGAACCATCAATAAATCTTCGCAATCTCAAAAAGGCCGTACCACCACCAGCTACAAAACCTTCGCTAATCGCTGCTCTTGTAGCCCTTACCGAATCATCCACCCTATCCAACTTCTCCTTTAATTCTGTTTCTGTTGCTGCTCCTACCTGAATAACGGCTGTTTTCCCATTCAATCTGGCTATTCTCTTTTCAATGGCATATTTTTCGTCTTCTGTTTTAGCTTGGGCCAAATTCATTTGAAGGTCGGCAATAAATTCGTCAAACTTTTCTTGGTTCTTTTTACCTGCCCTTATTGTGGTTTCGGTAGGTGATATTGTCACCTTTTCAGCTTGCCCAAGATTTGATAATTCAACCTCTTTAATATCTAACCCATGTAAATCACTTATATAATCACCTCCAGTTACAAGGGCAATATCCTCCATCCACTCCCTTCTTAAATTACCAAATTCAGGAGATTTTACCGCACAAGCCCGAAATCTTTTATTGTATGTATTTATGCCCAAGTAAGCCAATCCTTCATCTTCAGCGTCTTCGCAAATTATAAGAAGTGGTTTATTTTCCTGTATAGATATTCCTATTGCCCGTTCAATTTGAGTGTGGTGTGTAATCTTTTTATCATACAAAAGGATTAGCGGATTATCAAATTCGCATAATTCATTTGCCGGATTGTTGACAAACAGAGGACTAATCCAACCCCTATCAATCTTAAAGCCATCAGCTATTTTTATTTCCGTCTGAACCCCATTACTTGTTCCAATCTCAATTATACCAGAATCCCCAATTTTAGAATAAGCATCGGCAATCAAATCGCCTATAATCTTGTCGTTATTAGCTGATACGGTAGCCACCTGCCGAATACGCTCAATATCTCCTTTAACTGGCGTTGACATTTTCTTTAGTTCTTCAACAACATATTCCAAAGCCTTATCCATCCCCTTTTTTAATTGTTGTGAATTGGCCCCTTCTTCAATCAATTTCATCCCATTTGTAATAAGGGATTCAGATAAAACGCAGGTAAGCGTAGTTGCGTCACCAGCCTGCTTTACTGTTTCTCTTGCCGCTTCCTTTACAGCCAATGCGCCTCTATTCTCTACCGGGTCTGAAAGTTCAAAGTTATCTGCTACGGTAACTCCATCTTTGGTTACAATACTCGGAAGTTGAACTAAACCGTCCTGACCATAAACAGAATTACCAATTAGCACACACTTGCCGGACGGCCCCATTGTACAGCTAACCGCCTTTGTAATCTTTTGAACTCCTGCTAATAATTTATCTCTTGACTCTTTGCCGTAAAGGACTTGTTTTATCATATTGGATTTTTAAAAAATTGATTAAGTATATACATGATTGTTGAAGCTATTGATGGGAAGCCATTATCTTCTTTATAGTTCCTTATTCGATGGTATAATGGTAACCTAATCCTAATTGTGAATATCTTGAACATAGAATATTGTTGGTATCACTTTACATCAAAGTTATACCACTTAACCAATATTCACAAAAAAAATATTCACCTTTATAAAAAATTAATATTTTATGGCAAACAACATCGTATCATTAAGTGCTTACCAAATAGATCAGCACGTAGTTCCGTTAAATCAAGTAACACAGGTAGGTATGCCAGTAGGTGCTACTATGATATTTGATTCTTCCACATCACCAAACTGCCTTTTGTCCACCACTAAAAGCGTTTATTCATTTGCTATACCGCCGGATGGACATAAGTATTATTTTGAAAAGACCTACGCCCAACTCGCCGCTTTGTTCAACCTTTGAGGTTAAATAAAAACGATTAAATAAGTGCTGATTGTAATAATATTGGCACTTATTTATATTTCCATACATATTCTTTATGGTATTTTTTTCTTCCGGTGGCTACTGCGCTAACGTCTGATTTTCTAATACCTACCTTTTTAGCAGCATGGCTTGCTGATACGTATTCTTTTACAAACTCTCCGTTTAATGTAAACTGAAGAACAGGCTTTCTTTTCTTTGTCTGATTTGGCATCTTATATTGCCCTTTCATACCAACATTCCACGGGGTTCTACCTTTTCTTTGTTGACTTAGTTTTGCCCTTGTTTCTTCTGAATGTTTTTTCCCAACCATAGGCCCCGGATTGCCCTTCATTCTTTCTTTTAACCTTTGCACATATTCATCACTCATCTTCTTCCCTTTATTCCACGCCTCTTTGCCTTCCCTCCCCTTAGCCATTGCATCAATAATATGTTGAGATATTTTAACTCCCTTACGGCACGAAGGCTTACCCATTCTTTTAATGGATTGCTTAATTCTTGTAATTTCAGGCGTCTCCTTCCCAAAGTTCCACGGGATCATTCCAAGCTGCCCTTCTCCCCCAAGCGTTAAGTTAGCCAGTGGCCCACCATCCTTCTTTCTTTTATATAACGATATAAATTCTATTTCTTTTTCGCAAGCATCATCCCATGATATATTATCAATCAATATTTCAACTTCATAATTAGTAAGTTTTACTATATTGTGCCAATATTTATTTCTACCTCTAACTTCATTAGCTCTTACATAGTCATCATCTCCTCCTATCCCAATATAGAAAGGCTCGTTCTTATCAAGTCGTATGTGTCTATAAACGTAGGCCATTATTTGCTATTTTCAATTTCTGGTGACACCAAAGGTTCTGGATACAGAGCCTTTGGTGCGTCTCCATTTAGAACTGACACATAATATTCCAATGCTTCTTGGGCAAAGAAGTCGAAGGCATTTTCTCCATAAGGAATTACATTAGGAGCAAATTCACATAACTCTACTATACGTGGTATTTTTAGTCCTTGCGACAACTGGAAGGCTTGCGTTTGATTGGATATATGAAATTTGCACTGCTTTAATGCCTGTGCCAATTCAAGAAAATCATTAACTACCAACCGGGGAATATCCAACCCATTTCTAAGTCTAAATATATGGTATTCCAATTCTGTTCCAACAAACAAAACGTCATTTTCATAATTACTCAAAAACTTGTAGCTTATATTTGGATTATTATACCTTTCGCTCCTTGTGACTATTATTTTGCCTTTGGCTAAATCTTTGTCATTATCGGGAACCGTTAGCCATACTTTAGATAAATCGCAAGCTAAATCCGGCCATGTATAAAATTGCCACCTACTGATACAGAAACTTGGCATCCCGACATTTGTTTCACGAAACATATTGAGGTCAATGTGGATTTTCTCATTATTCCACACTTTAGCATCAAGAATTGATTCTTGCGCCCTCAATAATGGTATCATCATTTCTATCATCTTACCATTTAGCATAACGTTTTCTCCTGCATCATTGAAGGTTGGATGAACGGCTCCTTTATAATAAAATGCCTTTTGCCCATTTTTCAAATACAGGACAGCCTTTTTACCATACTTTTTATAATAAGTATTTATTGCCGGTATTGCAGCCCACGTATCCCCGATGCTACCGTTGTGTAAAAACGTTGTCACCCTTTCCATTTTGTATTATTTTTTTTATTTTACTACCCAAAGAGTTAATGAAAACATATTTCTATTTAAGGCATTAAGCAGAATATCAGCCACGGCTCCGGTACAAGACTTTGTAATATCTGTAAAGCCCCCCATTGTTAATATGCACCAAAGGGAATCTTCTGTTAATACCTGTTTATGTTCTTCAAAAAATAATGCAGCTTCCATGAATGTTGGTATAGGATTGGCCTTATCAGTAACTCCAAATAATTCCTGCCAGTTTTCGTTTTTATCTCTTGGGTAAACATTTTTAAAATAAGTTGCATCGGGAACAGATACCACCATTACCCCTCCGGGCATAAGAACCCTTTTACATTCTTTTATTAATGATACTGCTTGTTGGGCATCTAAGTGTTCAACAAAGTGAGAAAGAAAAATACCATCACAGGAATTGTCTTCAAATGGGATTCCTTTAGTCAGGTCATGTTCAACATAGTTTTGTTCTGCATCTATCTGTTCACGCTCCTTTGTTGATTCAGGGAATATGCTTTTTAAAATATCTATATTTATAAATGGTTCCGGGGGCCTATATGCACTACAAGCTAAGTTTAATATTCTCATTCAAATAGTTTTTTATAGTCAACGCCTGTTATTTTGCTAACTCCTTTCAAGTACTCTTTTTGCTCTGATTCTGTCATTGCTGTAATATCTGTTCCGGGATTATCTGGTAGTTCTTGGCTAAAATCAAGTGGGAAGTTTTCTGGTCGTCTTGATACCAATGCAAGTCCATTATCTGCACTAAATTCCATAATGTCGCAATTTGGTAATGGGTTATCACGAAGTTCTTTTAAAAACAACTTTGTACCAACGCAATTCCTTACATCATCAAACCCAATTACTTTTGCTCCCCTATCCCATGCCATCATAAAATCTCTTTTACATACTTTATAACTATGCCATCCATCCACATAAGCAAAGTCTATTTTATCAGGCCATTGTACTTCATCTGAATTACCTTCTAACAATGTTACAACATCAAGCACTCCTGCTTTGGTAAAGTTGTCTATCAGGTGTTGTTTTGGGTCGCCATATTTTTCAACGTGTTCATGTAAACTAAAATTATCTATGCAGTATAAATGACCTTTTTTATTTTCTTGTAATGCTTTTGCAAGAAAGCAAGCGGTATATCCACGATATGTTCCAACTTCAACAACTACTTCCGGTTTCATAGCCCTTACTATTCCGTACATTATTTTTGGATGGTCATATCTCCAATCATGGAATAGTTCTTCTATGTAATCAAAGTAATTGTTGTTCATTTTCTGTCTTTGGTGGTTTAACTTTTATATCTTCTTCAAGGCATCCTCCATAATTAGATTTCGCACAGTTACAATTAAAGCAAAGGACTTGAAGGTCATCTGGGAAATTGTTTCTTATAACCCATCTGTAAAAATACAATGATGTCCCAACCTCTTTTCTATGAGCAGCCCCGTTGTTTTCAATATGGTCTAATGTTAGATGACGGGGATTAGTTGTATTGCACCCACAACTGCAATTGCATTTTTGACCATAATGGTCAAAAATCTTTTTCCTTATTTCTTGTCTTCTAATCTTCTTTTTCAAACGACATTCATCACAATGCTGGAATATCTCTATGTCTGATTTAGGCTTCTTACATTCAATACACTGATTATTTATTTTACGTTTTTGTATTCGTGCTTTTTCTTTCTCTAATCTGATTTGTCGGCACTTTTCGCAAGTTAAATTTCCGGTATTATTAGGCAGCCCACATACATCACAAACTCCATTTTGCCTACGTTGTCTCCTTCTTTCGGCTTGTTTTCGCTGATGCTCTCGGAGATGAAATCGGCACATTGTTCTGTCATAAATAATAGGAGAATCACACACAACACAAAGTCCAGACGCTTTACGTGCCTTATACCATTCTTTATTATAGCCTTCTCTATTTGACATTATACAAAATTTGGGTGGGTTGGAGTTACCGATGGCATAGGCGTTTCTGCTCCATTAACAACCTGTTCTAAAATTTCGTTTGTTCTTGTAAACACACAGCCCGGACATAACCTTTGCGAATCAACTAATGAGTGTATTGGTTTATTGTATAATTCCTCTACCTCTGTCCAATGACATATCCTCCACGGGCTATCAAACTTATGACCAGCAGCTTTGTTTAAGACTACGCTGTCACAGGGATAAAGAAATTGGTCACTATTTAGCACCAAGTGGGTGTATCCAAGCCAGCAGTTCTTTGGGGCTTTCGGTGGTTTATATTGAACGAAAACAACATTGGGGTTAATATCATTAGCAACAGTTTGAAGTTCTTCGCACCTACTTGCAATTTTATCTACCTCCAAACAGTTAGGAAGTAACCTGACATAAACAGGATTATGCTTATCTACATACTCTGTTATTTTTTCTTGAATCCACGGCAACCTATCCTTCCCAAATATTACTCGCCCATCATCAGGAGCAAGTGGAGTAATCAAATCCTCAACTGTCGAAACTTTACCGTGATTGGGTTCTTTTGGTTCTATATATGTATCGTGATAAACATAAGAAAAGCCTAATGTTGTTTTTGCTGGGTCAACATCTGGAACATAAACCTCTTTTTCTTCGTGGTCTAATCCAGCCATTGAAATACGAATCCAAGTACATTTGTCTAAAGTTTCAGGTTTTACTGTAATCCAACTGGTTCTACCGCATGGATATTTTTTCATTTTAACTCCGTTGGTTATTAAGCCAATCTCTAACCCTTTTCCGTGTACCATGTTTACAACGTCATCAAAATTCTTTTTTGTTTCTTTACACTTATATAAAATAGGATTACCGCCGCCACTAATAATTACAGATTTTAAACCAAGCGGAATTATTTTATCTAAATACTCCTCTATAACCTTAAATGGCAATGTATCTCCTACTCTGGTAAGTACAGAACAGAACGAGCAGGAGTGATTGCAGTAATCCGTAATTATTAAATGACTGGTTATGACTTGACCTTTCCCTTGTCTTAATTTACTCATCACTTCTTGATGATAAAAGAATTTTGATCCATCGGACGTAAAGGAACTTGATAGATTACTCATTTGGTATAGTTTTTTCGCCTCTTTCAAGACGTTGATAATTTTGTTCGTTGAATTGTTTTTTGCCCGGATAGTTGTTTCTGAAAAATGGGTGGTAGTGGTCATGGAATATTAAAAGTGAATCGTCATTATGCAATGGGTCTTGACCTGTTCTTTTATCAATTAATCTTTCGTGCATCCTTACATTTGATACATACTCTATTTCTGGTGTGTTTCTTACTATTCTTAATTGATAATCGGGTATCAAATTCCAGTTTTGTGTAGGATTTTTATGTGTGAAGTCCATCCAATGCCTACGGATAGTTCTTACTGCCATTAAAGAATCGTTTTTTGATATAACTTCTTTTAAAGCAAATCCCTGAATGTTTAGATTATCGGTAGTCGTTACTGTAAGGTTAGGTGGTACAAGAGAAACAATATCCCACCTATCATCCCCTTCGCATTTAAGTTCTGGCATATAGGGATTAAACCTTTCGTCGGCATCTAATATCATTCCCCATTCGCATCCGTGTTCGTGGATAAGTCTGGAGCGTATCACTCCAAAACCTTTATCTATATCATCAAATACAAGTTTTACTTTGAATTGTTCACATAGTTCAATGGTTCCATCGGTTGAATAAACCCCTCCCGGCCCGGAATGTACTACAAATAATTCATCAAAATATTGTGATGCTGTTTCTAATAAACCCCTTAATGCTATTGCATCATTGTAAACATTAATTGAAGCTGCTATACTCATGCGGATTTTTTAATTTTCTTACAGTAAATAATTCCAGTAGAACCTAAATATTCTTCACTGGCTTTCTTTAAACTTTGGATTTTATTAGAAACAAAGATAGTGAAATCTTTAGCGAATGGTTCTATTAAATCCACCCATCCTTGTAATGTTTTTCGGTGTATGTGCGTTTTATCCAGTTCATCATTAGGGTATATGTATTCTCCGCCTTCTGACTTTGCAAGGGGAACAATAAATATTGCAGCTTCCATGCAAATACAAAGCAACTCCCCAAGCATTTTGGTTAGTTCCTCTGTGGGTATATGCTCGAAAGTATCTTTTGAAAAGATGTAATCAAATGGCGATGGGCAATGTTCAAGTTTATTAAATACGCACCCTATCACATCTGCGTCACAATTTTTTATAGCCCATTCAGATATATCAACTCCAAAAGCCTCTACATGATGTTCTCGTAATGCCTTTACGAAATAGCCACGGGAACATCCGACATCAAGAACGGTATCTCCTTTTTCAACCCCAAATATTTGCATAAATGACTTAGCCATCGGTAATGTAAGTTCAGGGAGCCACTTATAATCAACATAATTCGATAACCCACTTTCAATCCCATTCATGTAATAATTTTCCCCGAATAGTTCTTCTTTATCTGTTTCTATCATTATGTGCTTTGTTTTTTAACTTTTTCCAGTTCTTTTATTTTCTCCCTTATTTCTTTTTCCCAAGATTGTTTGTCCTTATAATAGATGGTAGGAGTTCCTGTTAGTAGTAGTTGATGGTAGCGTTGAATTAATATTTCTTCGTTTGTCATTAACTGTTAGTAAGGTGGCTGTTGGGGAAAATTTTTCGGTTCTCTTAAAGAACGTAATCTACTTTTTAATTCTTCGGGGAGTTCGTCAAACCCATACTCAATATAAACCCCATCACTTACTTTTTTAAACCAAAATGGCATATAATAATAGTTGCTACCATTAACATCATAAACGCAATGGCTTGTGTTTTCTAAAAACTTACTGTCTGTTTCTATTAACTTAACCGCTATCTTATCCATCTTATTTCTTTTTAGTCAGGCTATCCTGTGCCTGAATTTGAGTTACTATTTCCATGTATAGACCTTGTGATTCTTTTAGTGGTAGTTCGGAAATTCCCTTGAGAACCACTAACCACTTTTGACCTACTAACCTTACCGTGTATTCTTTCTCTTGGGTTTTCAGGGTAAGTTTATCTTCTTTAGGTTTTGAAGTAAAGGCTATAAAAGCAGTAGTAATGGCTACTGATATTAATACAAAGGCTATCTTCTTTATCATTGGTTTATTGGTTTTATATGAACGGTTATATTTGGTTGTGGTTTTGGAGTGCAATTTGAGCAATATCGTACTATCTGAAAGTGATTATCTTCTTTACGATTACAACAATCGCATTTAACTTCATAATAATAGTATTTTCTGCTTAACGGAACCCTTTCCTGTTTGCAAACATCGCAAATGCCTACTTCAATATCGCCTGCCATAGTTGTATATTTTTATAGTTTGTTAATTAAATGCTTTGTTGTCCAGCATTCAGGCTTTCATCTTCTAACTCCTCCGCTGATTCTGGGCCATCTCCTCCCCAATAGTTAAGTGTGTTATATTTCATGGTGTGGTGGTTTGTGGTTCTGTAATTAATTTAACAAAATCGCTTCCGATACAATATATATTCAAGTAGCCTTCGTCGTTAGGATAGGGTATAGTTATTATTGTGCCATATTGGTCATATAAATTTTTTATGTCGGGAGAAACTTTAATGGTTAAAATTTTATCCACTTCATTAGTACCCATTTGTCCTAAAAATGTTTGAGCTATACTAACAAAAGATGTATAACTAATATCTAAACATTGCTTCATTATTTTTGCTGTTAATTCCATACTGTCCCGTATTTAAGTTATAGTAGATGGTTGGTTGAATTTAGTTTCGATTATTTTTAGTTTTGCTCTTAGGTCAATGAGTAATTGTTTTAATTCGTCACGGCTCCATTTGTAAGGCTCTCTTGATATTTCTCTTAGTCTATCCACTATTCCTTTTTCTTCTTGTTCTAACCTTTCTGCAAAGACCTCTAT